GTGGGCGAGGTGATGAGACCAACCCAGGTGGCCGCGCCGTTCTGTCCAGCAGGACCGGTCGGTCCAGGAGGCCCAGGCAGTTGCTGGTACTGACTGCCGTCGTAGTACTTGAGAGTTGGCATCAGTACCCCAGATCCTCAAGGGTAAAGGTATGACCGTTTTGACCAACCGCTACAGGGCTTCCAGAGGCATTTACTCCCAGCGCCCACGATGGCACACCTGTACTGGCTGCCGTACCTACAGCAGACACACCGAAGCCATTACTCTGTCCAATGTTCGTATTGGCACCATTCCACCACCAGCGAGGGTTGCTGAAGACAACGACTACTTGATCAGTAATCGTGGCGTACATGAAGGAAGTAGCAGCACCAGAGTTGTTCGTAATATATCCGACCAAGGAGGCTCGATACCTTCGGCCAGCAATGACTCCCGCACCAGGGGCAACCGTCCAATAGGTACCTGCTCCACCACTGTAAGCCGTGGGAGGGCCATTGCCAGTCCACAGCACCCCTGCTGGTGGCGACTTCCAACCACCCCACACCCCTGTACTGGTTAGGTACAGTCTGGTGGCTATGTAAGCAGGGTTGGTGATGAGGGTGGCTTGCTGCTCTATGAATGCGCCTGCGGAACACCTGTTTACCGTGAGAAAATACTGACCAGCGATGAGCGGCGGGGCATTGGTGTTGGCATCTGAGGCGACATACGTGCCGCTCGCCGTCAATGTGTTCAGGTCAGCAGCCGTGACCCCGTAGTCAACAAGCCCTGGCCCTGTCGGTCCTACTGCACCGGTCGGTCCTGCTGGGCCGGTCGGTCCCGCGATAGGTGCCCAGGAGGGCGTGGTGCTGGTGTCCACCCAGAGCAGACCGGTGGGAGGTGTGACCGTAGGACTGCTGGGGTTGGGTGGAGTACCGGTGACCGGGGCGTAGGGCGCTCCTCCACCCCCACCACCGGCCTGGATCTGGTTCCAGGTGGTGCCATCCGAGATGTAGAGGGCCTTGTTCCCGGTGTTGTAGTAGGTGTCACCGGCTGGGCCTACCGGAGGCGCGCTGGCCCAGGGGGCCACGTTGGTGATGCCATAGGAGCGAGGCACTTAACCGATCACCACCACGCGATAGCCAGCCCCGAGCGTGGGGTTGTAGATGATCGACACCGTGTTGACCGTAGCGGCCTGCCAGTCCACCTGGACGAAGGAGAAGGGGGTGTTGCTGGAATGCACCATGACCATCACGTCCTGAGTGTTGAGGTTGTGCGTGATGGTCTCCGGGGAGGCCGTGCCAGCCAAGGCGGTGGTGTACTTCTTCGCCATGCCGGTCACGGCGGTGTTCACGTATGCCTGGGTGGCGATGACCGTGGTATCCACTGCCACCTGACCTGCCGTCGACAAGATGCCGGTGCCGGCACCAACCGCGAAGACGTTGCCGGTCAGAGTGAGGCCGTTGCCAGCCGTGTAGGTGCCCGCCCCGGAGAACTGGACGAAGGTCAGGTTGGTAGAACCAACGGTGATGGGAGCATTGGTGGTGCAGACCCAGGCCGAGTCAGCCTGAGTGGTGCCCTCTTCGATGTAGACCGCCATGTTCAGCAACTCGTTGGCGGCGTCAGCGTCAGTGGTGCGGGTCCAGGCTCCCGCCGCTACCACGTAAAGGCCATTCTGGGTCTGGGTGGTCTGGTTCTTGACCAGGCAGCGGTCGTTGGCAATCAGGGCCACGCCATCAACGGTCTGTGTGCCAGACAGGGTAATGTTGGCCGTGGTGGCGGCTCGCGCCGGGGCCTTCCAGGACAAGCCGGCGATGGCGTTGTCGACGTAGTTCTTGGTGGCCGCGTCTTGGGCCGCACTCGGATCCGCCACGTTGTTGATGCCGAAGCCGGCCATGCTGAACGCGCCCGTGGTGGCAGCCAGAGTGTTCACCGATGGCAACGCCGGGGTGCCATGGCCGTGATCAGCATGAGCCAGAGTGGTGGCCGAACCGACTGCGCTCGCTAAACCGAAGGTGGTCCCCGCCGTGACAGTGCCAGCGAAGGCAGGCATGCCATGGGCGTGGTCACCCTGGCTGAACGTGCCTGCCGAACCTGCTACGGCTGCTCCACCAATCGCCAGCGTGGTGACCGATGACGAAGCTACCGCCCCTGCGGCGCTCACCCAGATGGTGCCGTTGTACCAGTACAGGATGTTGGCCGTGCTGTCCATGTAGACCTGGCCCTTAAGGGGCGAGGATGGGGCAGCACCCAGGTTCTGGATGACGGCGTTGCGAAGCTCGTTCTTGACGAGATCGATGGCTCCGTAGAAGGCGGGCATAGCTGTCTCCTAACTCAGATAGGCAGTGCCGCCTACGGCAGCGGAGAAGGTCAGTTGAACGGTGGTGGAGTTGGGGTACTGCACGTCACCGGGGTAGATCTCGTGGCCCGTCGAGTCGACCACTTGCACGTTGGGGTAGAAGGTGAGGTTGTGGATGATCGTCCAGATGGTGTTGGCAGTGGCCTGGTTGTACTGCATGCCCAAGGTCTGTGTACCTCCTCCTCCTCCGGGGAGACCAGCAGCCACCACCACATTCACGTCGTGCGGTGGTGTGTTGTAAAAGGTCACCGACAGGTTGTTCACGTCGATGATCGTGATCTCAGCCGCCAGCAACTGACCGTTGGTGGCATCCCATAGCTGCACCAGGGGCGTGGTTGTGTTCATCCCATGAGTGATGGTGTAGGGAGACCCTCCTATGGTGGGAGCCACCAGCCTCTGGGTGTACGAGGAGCCTGGGGGACCACCAGGCCCGGTCGCCCCGGTCGAACCCGTCGCTCCTGTGGCCCCCGCTGCGCCGGCAGCACCCGTGGGACCAGTGGGTCCGAGACCACCCACCAAATCGATGGTCATGTAGCTGTTGGTGCCGGTCACGTTCATGGCGAGGCCCTGTGCGTTTCCGCCCTGAGCGCCCAGGGTGTCTCCTGCGATGCAGTTGATGGTGTCGACCACCTGGGAGGTCATCCACTCATTAGTCGCCACCGAGTAAGCCGAGATGTTCTGAGCAGTGCCGGCCAAAGCGCCAGGAGGGACAGCATGGCTTGTCCAGCCAACGACAACCTGCTGTGCGGCAGTGGACAACGCCATGATCGACACCGTGACCCGATATCGGCCACCATTGGGCACGGTGTACAAACCGGTGCCAGTGTTGAAGCCGCCGGCTGTGTCCCAGTCAACCGTGTCGAACGGGATAGTCGTAGTGGTCGTTGCATTCAGGTTGTAGGCAGCAGCGCGATGCACCCGACAACTGACCGTGGACGGGGCCTGGCCGGTAGCCCCGGTCGGTCCCGTGGCACCAGTCGCTCCCTGCGCTCCGGTAGGGCCTACCGGACCAACATTCCCGGTCGCTCCAGCCGGTCCTGTGGGGCCTACAGGCCCTTGTGGGCCTGGCTGGCCGGCGGGGCCAGTTGGACCCGTTGGACCGGGTGAGCCAGTCCCACCGGACGTCTGAGGCAGGTATGTGGGGTATGTGGGATCGCCACCCTGGAACAAACACCAGACCACAGAGCCGACTACCGGCACACTAGACGCCTGGGAGATGGGAGGTGCCCAGATCTTGACTGGCTGACTGCCGTAGATCTGAGGGATGTACATCTGGATCCGACTCTTATGGAGCGGATCGTTGGTGGCGTAGACCTTGGCCGGATAGACACCGGGAAGCTGGAGAGGGGGAGAGCTAACTGACGTTGACATTGGAGGAGAACTGGGCGCGCCAGCGATTGTTCACGAGCTTGGTGGGAGGGGCGTTGGTGATGGCATAGGACAAAGGGTTCCTGGGCGAGAAGGCCACAGCCGGCATCTGCACGGGACGCATGCCACTGTCACCCTTGGAGTCGCGGCCCAGGCCCACGTCCATGGAGTAGCCCACCGTCGAGATCTTGTGGGTCACGTCCTGGACCCACCACACACCATCGTTCCTGGAATCGATCCCGTTGAGAACGATGGGGGTGCCTTGCTTGACTGCGGTCATACCGGAGAGTGTGGCGGTGGCCTGGTAGTTGAAGCGGTTGTGCTGAGCTATGCCGGCCAGAGTCTGCTGGGCGCTGCCCTGACTGGGGACCACGACGTCAGAGATCTGTTGGTTGAAGAAGGGGTAGACCGAAAACTGGCCCAGGATGGTCATGTCCTCGCCATCATTCACCGCGCCGATGATCTGGCCCGTGTTGAGATCGAGGCCACCGATGGTACGCACTGAACTAATAGCACCTGGCGTGGTGAAGGACTCTCCCGTCGTCGCCTGGAAGAACGACACGCCCTGCTGGGCCACGCCGATTGCGGTGTTGCGGGTCTTGAACACTGGCATGCTTGGCCCGTAACAGCGCACCGCGACGTCGACCGAGATGAAGCGCAGCATGGTCTGGTTGCAGGCCAGGCTGTAGCCATTCTTCTGGGCTAGCTGCACGAGGAACGACCAGGCGGAAGCACCAGGGTTCGATAGCTGGGGCCACACGTAGTCATCGTTCTCAACCAGTGAGGACAGGTAGTACGTGCCGGCGATTAACTGCACCAGGCTTGACGCCTGGACCGACTGCCAGGCCCCGATGTAAGGATCCTTCATCGAGTAGCTGGCCCCCAGGCAGACCACATCCTCAAAGGTGGACTGGTCTGGCCGGGATTTGTCGTAGCAGGATTCGACGTGGTCGATATAGCCGTAGAACCAGTCGGTGTCAGTAGGGTTCCAGCCGTACTGTATGCAGACCGGAGTTCCTGGCTGTAACTCCGGGGCGTCAGTCATCGTGCCTCGCACCGTGATGACGGCGGTGTCGTGCATGCCTTCAGTCATCATGACCTTGACGGTATTGACCGTCTTCTTGGCCGCGATGCCACCAGGGTCGAAGGTGATGTACGCACACGCCTGGACGGTCACGACGTCGGGATCCTGATGATCGCACCGGTTACGAGAAAATCGGGGTAGAAGATCTCCGGGTTAGCGTTGGCGATTTTCCACCAGTAGTCGGCCATGCCATAGACCTTGAAAGAGATCAGGTCGAAGCGGTCACCATCCACCACGGTGTAGTAGGCGAACAGGGAAGGACCGGTGGGGACTGGACCGAACACCGCCACCGCTGTGTCGCCAACAGCATCGATGGGCACGGTGACAACAGACTGGCCCATGTACCGGGAGCCTTGGACGATCATGTCCCGGCCCCCTTCTTGAGGTTGAACTGCTGGGTCGCGGAGGAGGTGGACTTGGTAGCCCGGACAGAGGAGAGGTACTGGCCCCCGGTCTTGGCGGTCAGAGGGATGCTGTTCACGAGGTCTGGGCTGGACATGCTGGGCTGGTAGATCCGCATGACCGAGATGTCGGCATACGCCTCGATAGGGACCATGTTGTAGTTGAAAAGGGTGTAGGTGTAGTCGAGCGAGGCGATAGTGCCCTGGAACTGGTACGAGTTCGCGCCCCCGAAGACGATCTGAAGGGGGTAGGTCATAGGTGGGTAGCCGCCGGCACCGTAGTTGCCCAAGCCAACCGCGTTGCCGTTGTCAACCACGGCATCAAAGATGCCAACCAGTCGCTCCAGAGCGCGGATGTCCCATCGACACCCAATGTCGGACGGCCCCTTGACCCCGCCATAGGCCACCTCATACATGCGGTTGAAATAGATGGTGAAGCTGATGGTCTGGTTGGTCACCCAGTAGCCACCTACCTGCATATTGGTGGGATCCTGTTGCAGTGGCGAGGTGAGGTTCTGGGTGTCGATGTTGGAACCCATCGAGATCTGCTGAGGGTTCATCATGAAGTAGAGGCGGAACTGCTTGGTGGTCAAGTCCGCGATCCCACCCCGGACGAGATTGTTGCCAGGTTGCAGCACCATCTGCTGGAAGTACTTGGAGAAGGGCAGGTTGTCCCGTGGGTCTTTGAGGGAAGCGATGATCGACTGCTGCGCTGCCGCTTCCTGCTGCCAGGTCGCTCCCGTGGTGCTTTGGGAACTACCTGACCCAGACCCTGACCCACCACCGCCACCGGTATCGCCACTTCCACCAGTGCCCTCCTGGTTGGGACGCATAGCGCCCAGGAAGATGTCCGAGCCACCAGGGGAGCCGGGGGCGTACATCGGTCCCTGGAAGCACACCGCTCCGGTGTGCGGCTCCTCAATAGTCTGGCCGTTGCCGGCGTACATGACAACGTGGCCTTCGGTGCTGCTGGCGCTGAGACCAGGGGGGCCGAAGCAGAGGAGATCACCGACGAGGAGTCTCTTCTCCAGATCAGCCGCCGAGATACCTTTGTCTGCTCCAGTGTTGTCGACCACCCTGGTCAAGGTGGTGTTGTTGTTCCAGAACTGGCCCACGATGCGACCACCCAGGGCCACACCAGGCGCACCAGGACCGGTGTTGTAGGCGTAGACCATGAGGCCCGAGCAGTCGAGGCCCGGTCCCTGGGGCGGGGGCATGTTGCCACCCCAGGCGTATGGCACGCCGAGACAGGTCTTCGCCACCGCGTATGCCTGCTGCCCGATCTGGGTGTTGACTGGAGCCGCTGGGGGCTTGGGCTTGGCGTAGGGGCTGCCAGGTACGTCAGGAGGGTTCAGGACGGGCATTACGAACTCCTCACAGCCATCAGGTTCTGAGGCTTGGAGACCGCAGCGACGAACTGCTTGGCGATGGCATCCATGTCCTGCTGGCTGGCATTAGCCGGTACCTGGAGGACGACTGAGCCTGGCTTGAAGTTCAGTTGCACAATGGGGCTACCGCCCACGGCCCCGCCCTTGTTGTAGGGGGACGAGGAGTAGTTGTCAGCCGCCGGCACCACCGCCTCACCACGGTGCAGCATGGCAAGTTGGGTGCGAGCTACAAGCTGGGTGCCTCGCGCGTAACCGGCTCCCTTGGAGGACAGGATGTTCTGGGCGAACTTGATTCGGTTGGACATGGCCGGAATACCGGCTCGCTCGTACTGCTGCTCAAAGACCGTCGTAGCGTCACTGACATTGCTGGTGCCCTTCAGAGCCGCCAAGGAGCCAGACTCAGTACCGTTCAACTCCTGCGACCACATGAAGTCCAACTGAGTCGCCAGGCTATTGGGGTCACGATTTTGCGCCTTGGCCCAGGCCACCAAGGTGTCCCACCGACCACCCACTGACCACTGGGCGATGCCACGACCAGGACCGCCAGCCTGTGCAGAACCAGGGTTGATGCCAGACTCCTGAGCCAGGTTGCCCAGGATGCCGGCTGCCATGTAGTCCTTCAGGCCCTTGCTAATGAAGAAGTTGTACGCCTGCTGGGCGTTCCCGCTACCGGTCAAACTGGTGGGTTTACCGGACCCTGTCCCACCCGATCCACCCGCGCCACTGCCAGAGCCATCGGAGGTCTGTGACGCAGCCCCACCGCCTGTCCCCAGAAACATGCCCGACAGGTCGTTCGGCCCGATGCCAGCCGACTTGTAGTTCCAGGCACTCCCTGCTGCCTTACCACCTCCCGCACCCGCCGTTACCGCCAGTTGCGCGCCAAGGGGAGTAGCCGCACCAGTGGCCGGGTTAGACCAATACCCTGCCGCTGCCATCTGCGCCCCGGTCATGCCGGCGGTAGCTGCGATTGCTGCTGCTAGGGCACCACCACCCTTACCGCCAGTCCCACCGTTGCCCTTGCCACCACCCTGAGCCGGCGCGGCTGTCTTACCCACACCGAAGTCAGCACCGTGCTTGCTCAATCCAGCGAGGATGGAGCCTGGAGGTGGAGGGGAGAACAACATGCCCAGGACAGTGGTGGAGACCTCGTTGTCGGTGGGCTTGCCGGCGAGCAAACTAAGGATGCTCTTGTCACTGCCTTTGCCCCCGCCAGCACCCAGGCCAGTGAGGCTGATACCGGCACCACCGCCATGACCACCCTTCTTGCCCCTCATCTTCTCGACGTCCTCTTTGGTGAGGACGAACTCGCCGCCATGGACGACCGCTAGCTGAGGCCCACTGCCGGGTACCTCGCCACCCTGCTGGAAGATGCTCTTGATAATCCCACCGACACCTGGGAGATGACCCGCCATGCCGGTGGCGAAGCCCATCCCCGGTATGTGCGAGGTGATACCACCCAGCAGACCCTGGTTGCCACCGAACAGCTTGCCGATGGCGCTGCCACCCAGAGAAGCCAGAGGAGTAGCGGCCTTCAACAGGGCAGCGGCTGCCTCGTTCAGGTTCTTGGCCGCTCCTGCGATGCCAGGCTCAAGCTGAGACTCCATCCGGGACTTCGCCGTCTGGGCATTTAGCTGGGCGTAAGCCGCAGTCTTACCGAAGCCAGCCGCCTTGGCTCCTGCTTTCGTGCCCAGATCCACCTTGGTGATGTCTTTGCCCTGGGAGGCCATACCAATCCTGGCGCGGGCGTACTGCATGAACCCGGAGTAGGCGTCACTCCCAGGTGTGATGCCCAGAGCCGCCAGATTGTTCTCACCTGGGCCACCAGGCGACATGTAGGACTCAAACTGGTCACCGTTGGGCTTGCCACCGGGGAAGCCGGCGAACAGCTTCTGGTAGATCATGCCGAACTGAGACTGTGTGTCCATGGCCTTGCCACCCGGCTTGAAGTTCAAGCCGAACATCAGGCCGGCGTTGAGGACGCCTGGTTGCTGCATGGCGTTCTGGGTCACCATGGCCTGCTGGCGGGTCATGGAGGGCATCATGGTCATGAGTTGCTGGGCACCACGGTTGAAGGCGTTGGCGTTCTGCCCCGCCACGCTCTGACCACCGAAGGGATCAGCACCCATGTAGTTCGCCATGTACATGTTGGCCTGGGCATAGTCCCCGGCGCTCTGGGCGAAGGCACCCCTGGGGATGACGTACGCACCCTGCTGCTGCCTGCCAGTCATGCGCCCGAAGGATGGCCCGAGCGAGGCACCGATGAACTGGCCCTGGACCGCGTTAGCGATCAGGTTCTGAGCGGCTGAAGAGGAGAGGACATTGGCGGCTGAACCGATGGCCCCCGAGACCATGGCGGCTCCTGCACCTAGACCACCTCCACCGGCCTGACCACCATTGCCGGCGTTGGTCATCTTCCCAGCCGCCTTCCAGGCGGCATCGAGACCAGTGCCTTCCGGCAGCCTGGCCCACTGATCCTTAAGCTGGGCGTTCACCTCACCAGCGCCACCAGTAGGCATCGCCGGTCCCCCCATACCACCACCGGTCGCTGGCCCTGCATCACCCCGCGTACCGGGCGGCAGCCATGCCCCTTTACCCGCAGCACCAGTCCCACCAGAACCACCGCCGTACCCACCGCCACCACCGCTGGTCCCGCCCCCGCCACCGCCTCCACCCATGCCACCCATCGAGGACTGCACTTGCTGGACTTGTTTCTGGAGGCTGGAGAGACTCTTGGTCAGGCTGTCAACAAGCTGGGAGATGCTGGAGATGCTCTTACCGGCTGAGCTACCGAAGGTGTTGAATGCGCTCTGGACCCCGGTCAGGGCAGCGGTGATCTTGCCGATGGACGCGGCGAACTTCTCCGGGCCACTGCTATCGAAAAGCCCTACGCCATAGCCATCAGGCACTTATTTCTCCAGAACGACGGCCACCCAGTGCTGGCGCTCCGGGTAGCTCATGGCCTTGATCTCGGACAGGTTCCAACCGGGGAACCGCTCCGCGATTCGCCGGTACTGGAGGTAGAGGAGGTCGAAGGGGGTGAGGTCGCTAACGAAAGAGATCCACCAGCGAGATCTGATAGCCGGCCTCCCGTCCGCACTCGGTGCATGTGACCATCACCTCCTCCATACGGGGGCCGGGTTGCCCGTCAGCCATGGCCTCAATGATCTTGCGCCGGTCAGCCATGCTCATCTTCTGGGCAATGTGACCCATGACAGGGTTGCCATCGAGCGAGCGTATGGAGCGGTCGATAGCGATGGTCGCCTCTTCCGGGCCGGTCCTATTGCCATCACCCACCATCTCAAGCTGCACGTCCCCGGTGAGCATGTGTACGAGGGCGAGATGACCGTTGCGGAGGGTCACCTCGATGTCCTGCACCATGGGGTTGTCCATCTTCTTGATCTCGATGGAGGAGTCCAACTCCACGATGCAGCCGAAGGTCTTGCCGCACTCCCGGCAGGGGAAGTCGGGCACTTCCCAGTCGTTACCGAAGGTCAGGACGCGGATCGCCAGCATGAGCGCGGCCCGGTCCCCGGTCAGCATCTGACCCAACAGCCTGGGCGTCGACTCCAGGTCACCGACGCCCAGCACACACCGCTTGAGGATGAGGTCGACCACCTTGGGCACATTGACGGTGGGGCTGCGTAGCTCCCGTGCCATGGCCTCCTCATCGGAGCCATTGATCTCCCGGATGCGGACCTCTGTGTGCAGCCTGCCGTCCTGATCCAGGAAGCCACCGGGCAGAGTCACTGTGTCAGCCGGCAGCGAGGGCATCATCGGCACCGGGGGCTTAGTGACATCCCTCGCTATGGCGTTGATCTTGTCCGGGTCGTCAATGATAGTGGCTGTGAACTCAGCCAATGGATCGGGCGTGTTAGACATATCACCAACCAGGCGGCATCTTGGCTGGACCGATGAAGCTAGCCGGGTCCATAGAGCCAGCTAGTACCGCAAAACCCTCATGGGCTAGCGTCAGGTTTTCAATGAATACGGCGTTGCCACCGGCTTCCAGATCACTGAAGCTGTAGCCCATGGGCCATGCGTTTGCCACCGCAAAGCGAGCCTTGATAGCCGGTGGATTGTCGACGCCAGCAGCGTACCCGGTCTTGGTGACGGGGTGCTGGAGGACGTCAATCGTAAGGCTAGAGCGGAAGTTCATGCCTGGCGCGCCAGTACCACTGCCACCTCCACCGGTCACGGTGAAGATCATTTCAAACCAGCGATAGATCTCATCGGTGCCACCTTTTCCGCCATTAAGCGGGGTAGCCATGAACCCTCTTGTGAGCGTAAGAGGGCCAAAGTCCGATTGTCCTGGCATCTTCCTCGTAGTTGTGTTGTTCCCACCTTCGCGGTAAGGAATGACCTCATTGTTGACAGATAGACCCGATACCGCCATGAATCCCATACGACCGATAGTCGTAGGAACAGCGGTGCTGTTGGGCGAGGTGATGGTGACCAGGAAGCGGAAGTTCCGCAGCGGGTCAGAGTTCAATGGACGTGTGGTCATGATTCCTCCTAAACGGTCGTGACGCTGACGCTCTGCCCACCAGCCCACTGACCGATCTGGATGACAACGAACTCGGCGGGGTACTGGAGAGCCACGCCCACCTCGACGTTGACGATGCCCTGCTGGATGGTCTGCGGTGTGTTGTTGGACTCATCACAGGTGACGTAGTACGCCGATGCGGCGTTCGTACCCTGAAGGCCACCGCTCTGCCAGAAGGACGTCAAGAACTGACTGAGGATCATGGTGATCGAGTTCCACAACACCCAGTCGTTCGGCTCAAAAACAGCGAACTTAGTCATAGCTGCCAACTCGGTCTGGAGGTAGAGCAGCGTGCGCTCGACAGGCACGTACCGGGTGACGAGGTAAGGCGACAGAGTCCGCGCTCCCCAGATCACCACCCCGGACCCTGGCACCGAGATCAGGCAGTTCACGTTGGCCTGGGTCAAGCTGCCCTGGTCAGCATTGGTGAGGGTTCTCTCCAGGCCATAGGCCCCCAGCAACGTGGCCCCCAGACCGGCGGGCGCTTTCTGCACCCCCCTGTTGGCGTCGGTGGCGATGTACATGCCGGCGACGAAGCCACCCGGCCCCACCATCCTGGTCACACCAGGAACAGACGAGTACGGATCGGAGATCTGCACCTGGGGGTAGTAGATGGCGCACTGAGAGCTAGCCGACAGGCCCTGGACGAAGGTCACCATGGAAGCAGGACTCATGGCCGGCGGGCAGTCGATGACCACGAAGCTGTCGCCACGCTGTTGGGCGTAGCCCACCACGCCCGTGATGTCCGAGCCAGCGGTCAGCCCCGGCATGTTGATCACGAAGGGCTGATCCGGGTACTGGTCAAGCAACTGGAGGGCGGCCAACTGATCCTGGAAGGTGATGGGAGAGCCGTCGCCACCACCAGACAAGTTGATCGGACCCAGGTTGGTCACCGGGTTGTCGATGTAGGCCGGTGGCGTGATGGTCACATGCACGCTAGACCCTGTCGCCGTGGCGTTGTTGGACATGACCACTGCCGTGGCACTGGTGACGGTGCTGATCAGGGTGCCAGTTGGAATCCCCGGCCCAGAGAGCGTGCCTCCTTTGTCGGAGGCGACGAAGGCCGCAGTAGCCGACGTGAAGTTGGGCGAACCATTCGTAGTCACACCATCAACCACACTGCGTGGGTTGGCGCTGGTGGCTGCCTTGTCGACCAGGCTGATGTAGTTCGACCCGGTGTAGGGGTTGTTGACGATGTTGATGGCGTAGTTGTTCACGCCCAGGACGCTGGACCCCGGCGACATGGACAGATCCGGCCAGGTCTCCACCACATTGGCAGGAGCGCTGCCCTTGTACATCACCTGGATGGTGAAGCTGGTGATGCTCCCCAGGCTGTCCTTCTGTGTCCCTGGGATGATGTTGACCCACAGGTTGTTGCCCCACGCCCCCACGTTGTCGGCGTTGATCTGGAGGGTAGGTACCGCCGTGGTGGCCTGGTCGTTGACCGTGGTGGTGGCGAGGGTGGGGCCTGAGGCGTCAGTCCGGTAGGACCGGATGATCATGGCGCTGGAGCCGCCAGCAGAGAAGAAGGTGTACACCGCCAGGTGCAGCAAGCTGGGCGGATAGGCGGTCTCAAACCCACCGAACTGGTTGGTGAACTCGCGCCAGCTATTCACCCTGGTGGGGATCACGGGGCCGCGAGGACACACTCCAACAAAGCAGGCCGACGCCGTACCCGGCGAGGAACTGACATAGGTGGGGAAGGACGACGTACTGACGTACACCCCTGGCCTGGTCAAGGTGGGCATTGGCTATTCCTCCACTGGTTGGTACTGGCCGGGTATCTCGGAACTGAGGTAGCTGGCAGGGGTGATGGTGGCGATACTTCTCGGACCCCACAGTTGCTGCCCGGTGTTCTTCTCCAGGAGGTTGATGACCACCTGGCGCACCCTGGTGGGGAGCAGAGTGACGATGTCCTCGATCTCGGTGGAGATCCGAAGCTGGTAGATCTGGCGGAAGATCCGCTTCTCGATCTCCATGCT